CAATGCCTGACCTACTTGAGACCATTGAACTGTCCATGACCACCGCCGCCGATCTGCTGGACCCGCCACTGGAGAGGGACGAGACCAAGGACCATGTGTCGAGCCTGGTCAATGAAGCGGTGAAGGTCACCGGACAGGGACGGTCTTATGACAGCGAACCTACCCAGGAGGGTTGGAACATCATGGCCCTGGGCAGGATCGCAGAGGCAGTGCTGAGGCCTATCATCATCCAAGAGGCAGATAAGCGGGGTTGGCGCTTCCAGGCGCAGGTGGAGAGGGAGGTGGATGGGATCATAGGGAGCCTGGATGGAGTGCTGACCTCGCCAGCCGGGGTGGAAGCTGTGGTTGAGTGTAAGAGCCGCCACAGCAGCCCCGGCGATCCCACCGAGAACTGGAGATACATGGCCCAGGTCCAGGCATACCTGTACATGTCGGTATGCACTGTGGCCTGGATGCCCATCCTTTACCTGCCCAGGAGGGGCGCACCCAACGTGGAACTGAAGTTGCACATCATCGAGTTTGAACCGAGGGAACTGGTGGAAAACTGGATGATGCTGAGGAATCTAAGGAGGAAGAATGGTAACCCTTGAGGACTTGAAGAGGGACGGTTGGCAGTCCGAGGCAAAGGCTGCACCCAGAAGGACGATCATATCTATAGAGGGACTGGACAAGACCGGGAAGACACATCTGGCGTTGACCGCTCCGGAGCCTATCGTGTACATGGACCTGGATGTAGGCACCGAGGGCGTGATCGAGCCGGTCATGACTGAGAAACAGGTACTGCTGTATCAGTCAGAGCAGCCAAGCAAACTGGGGACATCCTCCGAGCTTATGAACAGGTTTGGAAACATCTGGAAGGACATCCAGAAGCAAGCCGCTCAGGCACTGCAACTGGAGGGTGGCACCCTGGTCATCGACACCTTCGGTGAGGCCTATGAGATTTGTCGATTGGCGCATTTCGGCAAGACGGCCCAGGTGCAGCCCCATCTATATGGGGTGGCCTATGCCGATCTCAAAGAGATTTGCCGGGTGGCCTACAAGAGCAAGATGAATCTCATCTTGCTTCACCAGCTAGGCAATGAGTTCAATACAGGCGAACTGAAGTACCAGGGTTGGAAGGGTGTACCCGGCGAGGTACAGACCACCATCCGGACCCACCGGGAGAACACGCCCGATGGACCTGTATTCAGCGCCGAGGTGATGGCTTGCAGGCCAAAGATGGAGTTGATGGGAAAGCGCCTGATGTCCGGTCAGGTGACCGGCCCAGGCCAGTACCCCCACAGTCTAGACCTTACCCGGCTACTGACACTGATCCACGGATAACCTGTAGAAAGTGTGGGGGGCTGGTGCGGTACGACGGGGACTTCCCCGGCTTCGTTTGCGTTATCTGTGGATATCTGCTGTACCTCCCCTCCCGGAGGCCAGACCATGATTTTTGTGACCAGTCATGACAATGACAAAGACCTCGCCAGGCAACTGTCCGAGGCGGCTGTGGTGCCCATCCCCTATGGTGACGTGGTGTTCCACGGCGTGGACGAGGCTCTGGTGTGCGGGGAGCGGAAGAAGGCCTCGGACCTGGTGCGCTGCATCAACGACGGCAGGCACGTTAAGCAGGTGCGGGACGCCCTGGGCGCTGGATTCAACTATTACTTCCTAGTGGTCGAGGCTGCGTTCCGGCAAGCTGAGAGTGGGGAGGCCGAGTACAAGTCCGGTCCCCACTGGACGCACAGCGGGATGAGCTGGGCCAGGCTCCAGGCATATCTGAACGAGCTCCACTACCAGATGGGCGTCCACGTCATGTACAGCAGCGGGGTGCGGCAGACGGCAGACCTCGTCCGGAGCATATATAACTTTTTCCAGGCTACCGAGCATAGTTCGCTGAAGAAGTTCTACGCACCCTCCCCCCTGCTGCTCAGGCCTCCAAGCCTGGTGCGCCGGGTGGCCAAGGAGTTCACCGGCATCGGTTGGGAGCGGAGCCTGGCGGTGGAGGGTAGGTGGGGCAGCGTGAGGGACATGGTGAACGCCACCGAGAAGGAGTGGACCGAGGTGGACGGGATAGGCAAGGGGATAGCCAAGAAGATAAAGGAGGAGTTGGAATGAGTCACCCGCATCACTGGGTGAAATGCAGGCAATGTAACCGGGAATATTGTGACCGATGTAATCTGAAGTGCCCATATTGCTAGGGGAGGTGAGCGCTGTGAGCTGCGGCCAGGTCAAGTTCGTATGGTGCCCCGGCCACCATGGCTCCGGGATCGTGAGACCTGTTGATTGGAACCCACGCACCGAGGACGCTGACCACTGGCGGTGCGATATGTGCCAGGTGGTGTTGAGCAAGGTAGCCCCCAGGGACTGGTACCCGTCGAGTGACGTGCAACTGGAGTTCGACCATGCTGAATGAACTGAGTCTGTTCTCAGGACTATGCGGCTGGACATTAGGCCTACGTCTGGCTGGAGTGGAGGTAAGGACCGTTGGCTACTGTGAGATCGAGCCCTACGCTCAGGAATGCATCCGAGCGAGAATACGAGATCGCTTGCTCGACTGGGCACCAATCATTACAGACGTTAGAGCCACCGATTTTAGACCAATGGCCGGGTTGGTGGATCTGGTCACTTCATCAACGCCGTGCCAGCCCTTCAGTAAAGCAGGACGGCGTCTTGGCAAGGAAGATCCGAGGAACTATTTCCCCGATACGCTGCGTGTTGTACGGGAGGTGGGACCACGTTATGTCTTGCTGGAGAACGTCCGAGGCCTGGCTGACGGGGATAACCCGTACTCTGCGGAAGTCATTGGGGGTCTTTCCGAGGCAGGGTATGACTCGATCTGGGGTCTGCATAGCGCTTCTGAGGTTGGAGCGCCCCACCTCCGGGAAAGGTGGTTCTGTCTGGCATATACCCACGCCGACAGTGAGCGATCTGTACACCCAGAAGCTGGCCTCCACCCAGCAGAAGAGCCATACGAACCACTCGGTGACGCTGGCGCAGTGGGCGAACAGGTACCCAACTCCAGATGGCTGTCCATCGGAAGCGGTCCCTGGGGAGTTGAATCCGGACTGGATAGAGTGGTTGATGGGGTTGCCGATAGGGTGGAGCGCATCACCGCCCTTGGAAACGCGATCGTACCAGCGGTGGTTGCGAGGTTTCTCACATGACCAGCTTCTATGACATCAACCGTGGCTGCAAGGCCTGCCCACTGAGCGAGGGCTGCAAGGCTCCGGTGCCTGCCGTGGGGCAGGGGAGGGTGATGCTGGTGGGCGAGGCACCCGGCAGGAACGAGGACACCTACGGCAAGCCCTTCACGGGGGACGCTGGCAAGTACCTCGACGGCCTGCTGGCCAGCGTGGGGGTGAAGCGCACCGAGGTGATGATCTCCAACGTGGTCAAGTGCAGGCCGCTTCGCAACAGGACGCCCACCAGGCAGGAGGCTGACTTCTGCGCCAGCCGCTGGCTGGACGTGGAGGTGGAGATAAACCAGCCGGATATCATCGTGGCCATGGGCAAGGTGGCCATCGAGCATTTTCTAGGGGAGGGGGTGACGGTTGAGCATGTGCATGGCATCCCCGTGGGCAACGTACTGCCCGTCTACCACCCGGCTGCTGGGTTCTACGACACCAGACTGATGAGAGCTATCCAGAGTGACTTCGAGGTGCTGGGCAAGCTGGTCAAGGGACTGGAGATAGAGCGCCCGGTGGACGAGCTGGAGGCAGTGTACAGCGAGGTGCTGCCGCCAGAGGAGCGGAAGTCCTACCTNGGGAAGACGGCNTGGGACACCGAGGTNGTGGACAACAAGCTGTGGAGCTTCCAGGCCAGTGACCAGGCCGGGACCGGGGACTTCATGGACGCCGGGGTCTGGGGCTTCATACCGGGGGACAAGAGGGCTGTGGTACACAATTACCTTTATGACGCCAGGTGGATACCGCTGCCTGATGATACCGATGACACCATGCTGATGGCCTATGTGCTGGGACTGCCCCAGGGTCTGAAGGAGCTGGCCTGGCGGCTGTGCGGCATGGAGATGCGGAGCTACCTGGAGGTGATAGGAGGGCACCGCAAGCAGAAGGGCACCGCAAGCAGAAGGCCATGGACTACCTGACCGAGGCCAATGTAGAAGCCTGGCCTGACCCACCCGAGCTGGAGAACGTGGTCTGGAACAAGAAGGACAACAAGCTGGAGGTGCAGCGCAAGCGCCCCCAGAACATCGGGCGCAAGATCAAGAGGATACTGGCCGATGTGGTGGGAGGCAAGGTGCTGAAGGAGGGGCCGGTAGACCCCTGGGCCAGGTGGCACAACATCGACGCCAGGGAGAGGGCCGTGGTGGAGGACGTGCAGGGGCTGATGCCGGACGCCTCGCTGGCTGATATCCCCAGGGAGGAGGCGGTGTACTACGCCACCAGGGACTCGGACGCCACGCTCCGGGT